AAGGGAGCCAAAGGTCTGGAATAGACTGAAACTCTGATTCACAAAATCAGCTGTTGCGAAGCTGGTTGCTGACACTCCACCTACCGTGGCAGCGTTGCCTGAAATATTGATCGGCCAAGTGCCTGACGCTCCAGTGCCACCAGATTGCGGCGGTGTGTAGCCCAGGGCAGAAATTACTTGCGCATAAGTTGGCGCAGTGGCATTGATGACGCCCAGTGCGGTGCGGGCCGTAGCTGGTGTGCCGTCCGAGCCAAGTAGGCCAGTGAGGTAGTCGTTCAAGGTGTCAAGCGACGTCTTGAACTGCCCTTGGGTTACTGTTGAGCCAGTGAAGCTGGCTTTGGATGGAATCGCCGTCATTTAAAAACTCCTGTTATTTCCACATGGGTGAAGAGTCACCCTGACCCGGTACATAACCAGGTTCGAAGGTGACGATTACTCCGTCTGCGCGTTTGAGGTAAATCTTTCCGTCCGCCACGTTGAGCACCAACTCACCCAGCGTGACTTGCGCAGCGGTGGGCACGGCGGCTGCCGTGCTGCTGCGCTTGTGCAGGATGGTGTTGGCCATGGTTAGAAAGAACCTCCGTCAATCGTGGCGCTCGTGGACAAGCCGTCCGTGATGCCAAAGCCCGAGAGGGTTGTGGGTTTGCCGCTGATACTGGTCCATGCGGGCGTGATCGTGACAGCCGCGCCGATGGACGTGACCCTGCCTTTGGAATCAACAGTGATGGGAGAAACTGCTGTGGCGCTGTTGTTGTAGGTCCCCGCAGTCACGCCACTTGCAGCAAGGGTCAGAGCCATTGATGTGGTGCCGGATCCAGTGACATCGCCAGTGATCGTGATGTTTTGGTTGGCGGTGATGTAGCCCGGGTTTGTGGCTGCCGTCACGCGCCCAGTGGTATCAACAGTTACGCTGGTGTAGGTTCCTGCTGTTACGCCACTGGCCGTGATTGATAGCGTGCTGCCTGTTTTGGTCAGACCAGTTCCAGCTGTCAGCTGACCTAATCCGTTGAACTGCAGAAACGACAGGTTGGTGGTGCCCAGTGTGATGGGGTTTGCCGTAGCCAGCACCCAACCAGAAGAAGCGTAGGTTGTTCCCTCTTCGACGAAAGCGTACATCCCTGCAGTGACCTCACCAGCAGGCGAGTTGTCTGCGTCACTGGCGCGTGACCAACTGCCTGCAGCCACAACATAAATTCCATTTTGGTTGGGTGTAGTTTGGTCTTTGACAAGAATTCGGTCACCAGCATTAAGTGCAACGCCGTCAATCGTTTGGGTACCAGACAACGTGATGTTGGCCGTAGTGGTGGCGCGCACGGACTGTTTGAAGTCAAGTCCAGTGATGGCATTGTCGACATACTGTTTGGTTGCCGCTTGCAAGGCCGTTGTGGGGTCTGCCGCTAGTGTTAACGCGCCGGTAAGCGTGCCGCCAGCGAGCGCTAGTGCATCGGTAATACCGTAGCCAGAAAGCGTAGTTGGTTTACCGGTAATGCTCGTCCAAGCAGGTGTAACAGTGACGGCCGTACCCGTAGCAGTGATTCGGCCCTTCGCATCAACGGTGAAAGGCGTGTGTGCGGTGGCGGCATTGTTATAAGTGCCTGCCGTGACACCGCTGCTAGCCAAAGTAAGCGCAATCGCAGTAGTACCTGATCCCGTGGCGTCACCAGAAACAGTGATGTTTTGATTGGCTGTGAGGTAACCAGGATTTGAGCCGCCGGTCACCCGTCCCTTGGCATCTACGGTCACGTTGGAATAGCTGCCCGCAGTAGCCCCACTGGCGGCCAGTGCCAGGATCACCCCACCGGACAAGGTGCCAGTGCCAGTTGCATCACCGCTGACTGCAAAACTGTCGGCCTTTCTGGCAAAGACGCCTGAGCCAGCGGCAGCGGTCACGACGCTGCCGGACTCGCCAATAAAAAGAGTCTTGGTCAGTTCCGACCAGGCCAGTTCACCGGTAGCCAAAGTGGGTGGTGTAGCCGTGGTGGTGGATCGTTTGATCTGAATAAGGTTGGTCATTGTTTTCTCCGTTTAGAAATAGCCCGCGTCCAGGGCCAAGGTTGTGACATCAGGTAAGGGGCCAGGCGGACCGACCGCGCCTTGATCGCCCTTTGGGCCTTGAGGCCCAGGAACAGTGAGCGTGACTTCGATCGATGTGCTGTCCCATTGGGGTTCAAGGCTCAGGCTGACTTCGGTGGTGGCAGTAATCGTTGTCGTCATGGATCGGCCTCCATTTACTGGCTCACGTCCGGCACAACCGGCACGATGAAAGTTTCCGTCGAGCGCACCATCCCGCCGTCATGTACTTCGACATCGCAATACAGATTGGCGGGAGCAGGGAATGTGGCTGACTGGGCTGGGTCAACGAGCGAAAGGTAGAACCGCCCAGGATTGACAGTCTGGTCAGGGTCTATTGCCGCCACAAGATTGGCAACCAAAGCCCCGACGCTGGTGCGCAGTTGCGAACGAATGGTCTGGGTGCTCAACTGGCTTGCCTGACCGTTGATGCGGTAAACACCAGACAAAGCAAAGGTATCGCCTCGCTTAAACGGAGGCGTTGTTTGTGCAGTCATTTCAATATCCTTGGACGTAGGCGTCCACCGTTCCAGTCGTTGCAACACCGCTGGCGTTGAAACACTGAATCAGGGGACCCGAAGTTGATTTGTCGACCACGCGTGCTGTGTTGGCTGAGCCCCCATCCGAATGCAAGGTCAGATTCACAATGACGACACTTCGCCAACCCGTGCCAATCGATAAACGCGTTCCAGTTGCAGCAATCGCTACGTCTGGCAGTCGAATGTTCTTGTCAGGGACATCGATTTGAGCGACGACAGTGCCTATCTGCCCTTGCAGATTGCTTTGGTCGACGTCAATGCGGAACTGGTAAGTTGTTCCGGCATCAGCCCACGCCCTTCCAGGGAACGGCACATACGCTACATCGGTCGATTTTTTCCAGGTGATCTTCCAGGCGTAGCCACTGACTGCGGCAGAAATCGTCAGGTTGCCGCTGTCTGTGAAAGTGACACTGCCCGTCCAATAGATGGCTTGGTACTGAGGCACCAAAAAAACACTGGAGTCGGAGGTCCACAACTGAGCCAGGTCATTGCCCCACATGTGTGAAGCATCGATGGCGACAATCGGACTTGAATTGAGTGTGTAGCTGGCGAAGACGTTTTGAACCGGAGCAGTTCCAAGATTGCAAGCAACAGCAGTAACGTTCAGGCTTTCATTACCGGTGGTATCAACCGCCTTGATCAGAATCTGGCCAGGACCATAAGGAATGGTGACCAAATCCCATGGGGACACAGACAGCAAACCCGAGTGCAACTGCAATGCATCAGACCAAGAGAGGCTTGTCCCGGGCTGCCAGCGCACGCTGTAACCTGCTAAATCAATATCAGAAACCGGCCCCCAAGTCAGGCGTTGTCCATCCAGACGAAGCCAAGGAACATTTGACGGCGGTGCCGTTTTGCCGATAACGGCAACAGTGGCTTGTGACCAGGCACCTCGAACGCCAATGGAATTGACTGCGCGGATGCGAACGTCATAGCTGATGCCGTCTTGCACCGGGGCGATCCAGGCAGTGGTCAGATCCGCCGCAACAATGTCTGCAGGCGACCAAGCCGTGTCCAAGGATGGTTTGGACTGCAGCTCAATTTGTCCCTTTTGTGCATAAATGTCTGTGGGAATGCTCCAGTTCACCCGTATCCGAGAAATGACAGAGCCGTCGCCCAAGCGCAGCAACTCTGTTGTGCCAGAGGCAAGGCTAAGACCGGACACACCCGAAACGCTAAATGGGTCTGGCAGGTTTGACTTGGCCACGATGGCAGCGGGCGATAAAACCGACTGCGTATATATGCTGGCGTCGTACTCACGAGCCACGATGTAGACCTCATCGTTGTCTTTGATCTCGATCTGCAGAACACGAAACAACTTGGCGATCCATCCAGGTGTTGAATGCGTGATGGGCACCACATCACCGACCTCACAGCGCAAGCCCTCCTGAAAAGCAGAAAACTTCACCACCAGTCCAAACCTGCTCTGGTTCAGGGTCAACTGACCAATGTTTTGTGCCCGGTAGCTGTTGGCCGTAAAGGGCAGATCAATCTTGGACTCAAGAATTAAGCCGTTATCGACCGCACGCAAAGCAGTGGACTCGACCATGGCCAAGTCCGGCTGCCACTTCTTGGCTGGGTTGTAAAAACCGGCTGTGACCCGGTTGAACTTGGCGCGTTTTCCTGCCTGGCTGATAACCCAAGAGCCAGTGATGTTGCTTTCAGTAAAACCAAAATTCGATACGCTGGCCACCAGGTCCAGCACCAACTTGTATTTACCACCGCTGAACACCAGCAAGCCGCGACAGGCTGTGAGTAATGCGCGCACATTGTCATAGGCGGTTTGAGACGTATCTACGGAGCCATCGCAAGCGTATGAGGCGTAATCGAACTGGTTGATGCTGTGCGTGCCCGTACCTGTATCAGTCAGATCAATTGCCAACCCAGAAAAAGCATTGGCCACTGAGGTGGCCAATTGGTAAGTCGTATCAGATAGCTTGATGGCGTAGTAGGTCTGACCTGCAATCAGAGGGCTTGGCAGCGCCCCATTGGTTGTAACCTTGACACCATCACCAGTATCAATAGGTTCTGGCTGTACAAAGACAAGCGCATTGGCTGATGCATCGGCTGTAAAGACATCGGTAAAGCCTGGCGAAAAAATCCGTGCATCGCAAGCATTGGCAGCTGCCATGAAACTGGTGTCATCAATGGCCGATGATGCGATTCCGCGCCCATAAAGCGCATTGGTTAGATAGTCACGCACCACTAGCGCAGCATTGTTGGAATATCGTGTCTGGCCATCTCGCGGATCAAACAGCGTTCGCCCCCGAACATCAGCGGTTACCGTGGGCAGGCCGCTAAATGCATTGCGGTCGTACTTCAGCTTTACGTAGAGGTATGCGCAGTTACTGAGTTTGCAGTCACTGGTCCACTTGGGAACATCCGAGGTCAGTGCAGTATCCGCTGCTTGATTCAGGCTACCTAAGTGCTTACTGACGGTAACCAACCCGGAAAATTTCGGATCCGTCGATAACACGTCATCGAAGTAGACGTTATCAATGGCGGCTACCGGACCTTCGCAAAGCACGATAACCAGATGGAGGTATTCATTGCTTGAACCAGAAACCTCAATAAAAACACGGGTTCCTCCCACCCGGCGACGACCATAAATGACGGGTATGGCGTCGACGTTACTCTGAGAGTTAATCAGAATGCCCTGTGCCTGAGCTGATGCCAGCGCAGACTGACCGCTAGAAGGCGAATTGGTGCCGATCAATGAGTGCACCGCCAGATTGGCCACACCACCGGCGACTAGACCCACAGCGCCACCGATAAAACTGGCCGTTGCCAAAGAGGCCCCTAGCACGTCGGCGGCCCCGGCAGTGATACCAGACTCAATGACAGTTCCAAGCACCGCATCAGTTACGACGGCACCCACAGCGTCTGAGACCACCGACCCAACGATGGCTCCAATAACGATGCCTGCCATTACTTGACTTCCCTATCCCGAACTACCTTCGCGTACATGCGCTCTACGTCTTGGTAGCCCAAGTGACCGAGCAGGCGACCGAAGTCTTTGGTCTGTTTGACGTGGTAATAAATCTTTTGTACGCCCTGAGCTTTGAGGCCCATCTCAGCAAAGCGCAGTAGCTTCAAAATGACACGCCCAGCCCGAACTTCGGGCACGGCATAAACAGCGCTGTTGGCCGCAACGAGTGCGTCTTGGTAATGGATGTGGGTCTGAACAACGAAAACAGCGTAGCCAACGATCAAACCATCGCGTTTGGCGATGAAGGTGGCAAGTTTTCCGGCAGCATCAAGTTCGAGGTAGCGCCCCCAGTCAATGTTCAGGCAATCGAGATCCTTCTGACCAACTTCGTCGTACTCACGCTCGGCCAGAGCTTGCAAATCCGTGACAGCTGTGCCAATCTGGATGTGTGCATACGTGTACAGAGGTCGTCGGCTCGTCACAGGGATCCCCACTTGATTTCCCGGTTAATGTTGGTCACGAACTGAAAACCCCGGTCGCCCGGAAACCAGATTTGCTCTTCCGGATCGTTGGTATGCCTGCCCGGTGTGCGCTGAAAATCCACCCACTGCGAACTGGCAGTCACCGCAATCGTGCAGGTACCGTTGTTTGGGTCATCCGAGATTTCCATGGCATCAATGCGACCGTCGAACACCAGTAAGGGGTTACTGATGATGGCTAGTCGATAGTCCAAAAAGCCTTTGTAGATGGCAATGCGCCGGTCGATGTAAGGCTTGGACAATGCAATCGAAATCCAGGTCTGGTCCACAGCCGAGACTTGCACTGTGACATTCGGGATGCTCATGTCACTGGACTCAGTGAGACCGGTAAACCCAAGGAAGTGGCCATTGGCGGTGTAGCTGTTGGTGCTCCACACCACGTTGATCCAAGCGTCTGTCAAGCGAATAGTTCCGTCATCAAACCATGCCTCGACTAAGTAGACGGGCTGGTTACTGGACTTCAATATCTCAGCGAGAAAATCTGAACTGGCTCCGCGATCCATGATGAGTTTCGTTAAAAAGCTTCGGCAAACTGCAAAGAAAAGTTGTAAAGCGCACCAGGTGCAACCGCAGACTCCTGGGTGTCTCCACCCAAAGCCAAAGTGAACGGAACGTTGCGAACGGTCAGTGATGCGCCGTCCGCTGGTACGGCCATCAGCGCAGGTTCAATCACCAGAGTGGCATTGCCATAGCCATCGCTGCTGGCATCTGCAGTGACCATGTAGACCTTGGTCTGGCCTGAGATGCCAATGAAATCCCCCGCCTTTAAGACACCCGTCGTGCTGGCGCTCCAACCACGCGTTGACAAAGTTCGACCTTGCTGACTTGCCCCATTAACCAAGGGCGAGCCACTGGCTGTGCCCTGGGGCAACCTGTGCGCAGGCAACACTGCCGTGAAGGTGTCCCACTGGCCTCGCTGCGACACAACAAAAGCCTGAATCGGCGAGAACTGCGCACGGGTTAAACCCACCCAGTCGGCCGTAATCACCCAGCGCTGCGCACCATTGGTGCGCACACTGCGGCGTAAGTTGTGCGAGATCGATACGCGCGTGGGCTGATATGACTGAATCTTGATAGCGCTGGGCGCAGGACTCAGAGGAAAGGTTCCGCTCATGAATTACCCTGTGATTCCATAGCGTCCACGCATATTGAGCGCCTGGTTCACGATGCCAACAACCACCGCTTTGTTTTGCACC